CTGCGTCACGCAAATTACTTTGAAGAGTGCCACTCCCTGCCCTAGCATTCTGTATAGCACTTAACGCTAAATCTCGTGCCGTTTTAGCATCCATGCCCGGAAAATAGTTCTTAGCCAAGGTTTCCACGTCCGACATCATACCCACAGGAGCATATCCAAACCTGTGAGTATAGATAGCTCCATCCGCTCTATAGAAGCCTGCCTGTTTATTATTAGGGTCTAAGTAGACACCCCCACTCTCCTCAATGCCTGTGTTAATCCTCTTGTTACCCATGAATAGCCCACTCTGACCATCCTTATCCTTCTCAAAACGGAAGGTATCGGGGAGTATACCCTTCGATAGAGCTTCTATATTTTTTATCTGTTGAAAAGACAAGCCCTGTCTGTTGCCTGAGTAAGATACGTCCCCCGGACCTCGGACAACCATGAGGTTTCCTATGCTAGCGGCAAACCCCAAGTCCCCTGAGGGGTTAGCCTCCGCTTCTGCGGCTATTCTTGTTAGTATATCTTTTCTTGCGTCTCTGGTTATCTGACCCATTGCACTTAGAACAGGGTTTCCCGTGGGGTCAAACTGGGTATTCCCCATTTCGTCTTTATAGGTTTCTCCCCCAATAAGACTGCTCATAAAACCGCCTGTTAAACCTGCTCCTACTAAACTGGTCTGCCCCATTGAACTCGCAGCTGCAAAAACCCCCTTAACTGCAGGTTCTAAGTTATCAGTTATCTTCTCCCTAAGACTAGAATCGTCAGGAAGGTTAAAAAGGTTTACCCTGTCATTGCGAAAAGTCTTAGAGCCAAACGCCTCTGACTCAGATATTTTTGAATTAATATTCTTAGGGTCTAAGGCCATAACGTTTATGTCCATAGTACCGTCAGACTTAACAAAGGAAGACCCCGGAACAAACGGGGACATATCATCGTCGTCCCTAGGAGACACATTATAGCTTACGCCAGTTGTTGTCTCTTCTTGCTCATCAGAAGTATCGTCACCTCCATCGCCTCCACCACTGTACGTACCTTTTATTCCTAGTATTTGCTGATAGAAGTTGACAAAGCTATTATGATACTGGTCTGGAGTTAGTGTCTGAGTCTGCGTGTATGTTATTGCCATTGTCTATACTACTCATAAATAAATGTGCTGTTTTCTTTTCTATTCTCGTTGAGGACTACTGCCTCTTGGCTACTCTTCAGCTTGAGGAGGATTTCCAGTAAAGCCAGCTTCCCCTGCGCTCGGAGCAGTTCCGACTCCGATTGTGCCGTTACCACGCCCTGAATCGTCAGTTCCCTGAGGTCCTTCAGGTACTCCTCCATCATTTCCCATTCCTTGCCCTGCACCAGCGGGGCTAGCTTCTGCGCTTGCTGCTTGTTGAGCATTTGCCATCATTCCTTGTAACATTTTTGCATATAATTGTGCTTCATTAGTATCATTAACTAAACTATCAGGGTCTATGTCCTGAGAGATAGCTAACTCCCGCATAAGATTAGGTATCTTGATAAAGGGCGCAAGCATCGGGTTTGCGACAGTCTGGAGGAGGGCTGTAAGCCTCTGACTCCGAACTTCTTTCTGCATTACAGCAGCAACACCCCTCGGCTTTATTTCCAAGTCCCCCACAATATCGGGAGCATCGTCGTTGAATTGCATGTTCCATTGAAAATATGCCTCCCCTAGTGGTTTTAACAACATGTCGTCTATATTCTTAACCACAGTCTTCATAGAAAGCCCAGCAGACCCCATTAGCATGGATAGACCTGCCGCAGTACGTCCTGTGCCTGTAACGCCTGTCTGACCGTGCATAATCGACGGTATTCCTGTGTCCTCGTCAGCAAGTTGCCTTGCTATCTGATACATCTGCAGATTTTCACCTGCGGTGTTTGGAAACTTTAGTCCGTTGATAGCTGTTCCAGTAACCCCCGACTGTCTACGGAAAATCTTTCCGGGGAAGATGTCCATGTTCTGACCGGGGACAAGGCTAGCCTCATCAACGTCAAAGACTAGATTACCTGCCAAGGCTAGATTATCAATAGCCATTCGATAGTGACCATTCATCAGCTTCTGTGAGTATTCCATATTCTCTGCCACGCCAGTACCCCAGAGTTGATACGGATTTAATTCGTATGGAAATACCTGATATGGTATACGAGCAGGTGTGAATGGATTTAGGACACAGCGAAGTATCATACCCCCACAAACCCAGACGTTTACCTGTAGTTCGTCAAACTCAGACATGTCAGTAGCTTCGTCGAAGCCCGCTTCTCTAGCTAGTTTAGAATCTAGGACACCCCAATACTCTAGAACCTCATATCTATTCTCAGATACGTAAGGCTCAGTCTCATCCTCGCGGATAGTATCTTCATAATACTTGTCCTCATAGTTGGGGCCTTTTGCTAGGCACTCTTCTATGTTCTCCGCTATGAAGTAGGGACGCTTGATTAGAGAGCGAAGTTGTTGACGATTGTATCGGTGTCTCTCTATTACGTATTCACAGTCATCGATGTTTGTAGCCGCAGGGTCTGGATGAAAGTCCCAAGCAGATACCATTTCTATACGTGGTACAGACTTTTCATATGGCTGGTATTCCCGTTCACCATTCTCGTCTCTGTCCCACTTGTGAACACGTTTGTTGAAGTTGAAAGGTCCTTTTACAATTCCTGTACCTAGAAGAGCCGACTCAAAGATTGCACTCCTGAAAACATTGACCGCATTCGTGTCGAGAAGTTGGTCGTGAATACACTTCTCCATCTTCAGGGCTGTCTTCTGTGCTGGGCTAATCTGTGGTTCGCCTATCTTGCTAGGTCCTTCAGCTAGTGGCAACTGCCCCATAGACTGTTTTAGACCACCAAGAAAATCCTTAGAGGGTTCAGCACCTAAGGCTCCGGGAGTAAGCTCCCTGCCATCCCCAGAGAACCCGTAGGGGTCTTCTGACATTTGGTCTAGAGGAGTTTCCATGTGAGCAAACTCTGCTATACCTTCTGGCATAGGAGTTGGTTCTACAACGAGTGGAAACTTTTTATTAGCAAACAGGATATCTATAATCTGACCATACGCGGCAAGAACCTTGGTCTTGGTTACTCTTACGAATACCTGTGACCTTTCGGAATCTCTATACTGCGTAGTCGAATCGTAGATGCCCCTAAAGTTTTTAAAAGCCTGTAACCAACGTTGCTCGTAGGAGAAACGTCCGTTCTCAGCCTCTTCAAACTTGCGTCGAACGTACCCTGCCAACCCCGGAAGCATTTCATCTGGGGATTGAACGGGTATAGTTGTGTCGTCTGCAGGCTGTAGGAAATTGTCTTCTGACATATCTTACTTTCTAATAGTCGCGTTCGTCTGCCATAGCGAATAACGATGCTTCAACTGTTGGCTTAGTCTGCTTCTTTGGCATGTCTTCAGTTATAGGGCCTTGTTGTACACGAGTATCAAATTCCAAGCCTTCGCGTGTTAGGGAGCTTGCACCCTCGTCTGTGTCAACAGATGTCTTGTCTGAGTTCATAATGTAAGCAGCACCGTAGTTATAGTTATTTCCGGGCATGTTTTTTCTCCTTATCTAGATAGGAAGCCACCTGTATTCATATCAACAGGAGTGGCTTCCTCGTTCCTGTTAATAAATCCTGAAGCTATAGTCGCCATAGGACTAGCTAAAAATTTTGAAGTTGCAAGAGGGGCTTCGGGGTCAGCAACTGCACCTGTAACCATTTCACCAGTTACCCCTGCTACTTCACCAAGCGCAGGAAGTACGCCCTCCTCTTGACCAGTAACGTCCTGTACTAGCTTTTTACCCTTAGCTCCTGCCTCTTCTAAACTCTTCTGGTCGAAGACTCCTGTAACCAGTGCCTCCACAGGTCCGGGAACCATAGCCGCTAAAGTAGAACCAGCCCCCGCAATAACTCCTGTAACTGCCTTGGTTGTATCCTTATTGACGAAGTTTAAGATTGCATCAGCCATCTTCTTTCCGTCAAATCCCTTAGCTCTCAAGCTTTCAGCCGCCTCAGGGTTAGGCGCAGGCATTAGGTCATCAGCTACTTGTGGTGAGGGAACAGCCTGTTTAGCAGGGCCTTTTTCTTCTACTTGTATATTTGTACCAACGTCAAACTTCTTTATCTTTATTGATGCGGGTGCTTCTGTTTCTATGTCAGTAAACTCTGGTGTTTTACCATCAAATAACATTGTATTGAGACTTAGAGACTTACCTTCTTGCCCTGCTTCGCTAGCACCCGAAAGTGTTTCTGCGTATTGTTGGTGAAAGAAGTTGGATACTCTATTTACATCTTCTGTTGCAGAGTCTCCGTAAACACCGGGAGCTGCCCCAATATATCTAGATTGTTCTGTATTTGCTTGTATAGGGCGACCTACTAATGCGCCTGCTCTGTTTACATCAACACCTAGTTGGTCAAAGGCCGTTGCATTTAAACGTCGAAGGTCGTACGAAGTTAGGTATGGTACATCTTTAGTGTCTACTGTTTTAAGGTCTTTTTTAATTCCAAAACTAGAATTTAATTTTTTAAGCACTCTATTTATATCAGTATCCGTAATAGACTCTACTTTATTTCCTATTCGTCTTACAAAAAATCCTTCGGAACCTCCGAACTCTGCTTCGTTGTACATTGTTTGGTCTTGTAGTATAGCTATAGAACGTCTTGATAGCGGTACATTTATATTATTATCTGTTTTAACACCCTTCATATCCTTCGGTATAAATATCCCCGGAGAACCTCCCGGACGTTCCGACGTTTTGAAGGATGCAGTAGGAAGACCACCTACGGCAGAGGGGCGTAGTCCTGTCTGAAGTTGAAACATAATAGCGTTAGCAATCGGTTTATCAGCAGGATTATCTTTTACATGTTTTACAAGAGCCTCTGTTAAAAATCCTATTCTGTACGGATTATAACCAAAACTCTTAGTATAGGCTTTAGACTTTGGAGGTATATATACAGTATCGGTTATCTGTATCAAATCAGAACCAGTTTTTAATCTGGTTGCTTCTCTTATAACATTTCTCTGCACATTACTTACTGCAGATATAACCGAACGATGTGTAGACTCCGCTTTGCCCTGTAAGGCGGCTTCTAGTGGATTTAAGTCACCATCCCAGCTACCCTCGAACATATCAATAGCTGGTCTATCTAGCATATCCTTTAATCCAGCAAGATTAAAAGTCTTTTCAAAATCTTCAATCTTACGACCTGCTGCACGAGCGTCCTTCGCGTATAAGTCAACAACCTCTCGCAAAGTTGTCACGCGAGGGTCAAACTTACTTTTAATTTCTATCGGCTTAGAACCGCCACCTGCCATATTTAATATCCAAATGTATTATCAAAGGGTTGGTATGCTTGGTCTTTTATACCTTGCAAAGTTTTGTGTATGGATGTATAACCACTTGTGCGTGTCATAACCATATAACGGAGTGCATCATATGCGTGGTCTTCAGCTTTTGTATCAACGTCTTCACTATTGGTTTTGGACAGCGGAATACCTGAGAGTTGTGCGACAGTGTGTTTACAAGTTGAGAAGACACGTAAACGTGGTTCTTTGGTATACGGGTCGTCCGCTAACCTTCTATGTAATTCCATTTTTCCTTGGAGTCTGTTTCTGTCTGATGGTGTCCATCTAACACCAGAGCGCATCATGGTTTCTGCTATCGAAGGTCCGAAGCCTGTTTTATTCCAACAGGATGCATCTAACACTGTATAGTGCGGGAGAGGGTCTAACTCTTCCATTTCTAGTATTCTATCGGCTAGCTGTTCTGCTGTCAAGTGTTTTATATACAGTTCACGATAAACCCAAATATTATTATCCCAATCAATAGCACCCCATAGAATACAGGACGGGGAAGCGTACCCATAGTCTGCCGCCCGAATGCGCGGCCAATTGGTAGGTACATCGAAAGGTTCGACAACGTGGTGAGTTCGTGAAAACTCTGGAAAAGCAGCCCCCTCTGCAACATCCCAATCTCCTTCTAATAATCGACGACGCTCAACGTCGGGTAGGGAACGGAGCATCGCCTCGTACTGTCCATCTGCCATTAGATAAGGGTTATCTGTGAGACGAGCAGGTACGAATTTACGGTAGAACAGGGCTTGCCCTTCTCTCTCATGCCCCTTAGGCCATACGAAGGGTTTGCCTGTTTCTAAATCTGCAGCGGGGAACGGTTTGTTGTGTTCCGCTATATCTATATACATCTTCTTGACCCACCAACCACCAACACCGCCGGGGTTTGCTGTGCAACGCATACAGAGGTTTCTCTGTAGCTCTGGGTCTGTACTACGAAGACGTGACCTGAGATAGTCCCAGACGTAGCTGGTAGGGTATTGGGTTATCTCGTCTATGCCTATCCAGTTGAAAGCCTGTCCTTGGAAACGTGTTACGTCCTTATCTCTGTCGAGGTAGGTGAACCACATGGTTGCCCCAGAGGGGAAGACCCACGTTGACTTTGACTCCCGGAAGGTCGCTCCGGGGAACGCCTTGGTGTACAACTGCTTAGACTTATCTATCAGTTCTGTTAGTTCGTCTAGAGTACGACGAAGGAGAAGACCACGATGGTTGGAATTGTGGCAGTACCTGAGAGGGTCAGCTAGAAGTGCGAAACTCTTGCCACCACCTGCCGCGCCACCATAGAGGACATCCTGTTCACTAGCAGATAGAAACTCTTCCTGAGGACCGTCATTAGGCTTGAAGATAACTGGTGTGTCATCTATTATCTCTCGAACGGTGGCGGGTAAGTTGGATACGTCATCCATATCTACGACACGAGTAGTCTTCTGGTTTAGGGCTGACTCTACTTTCTTTGCACTCTTCTTTAGGACTCGTGCGTACTCAGCCTTCTGCTTTGACTTCTTCTGTAGTTTCTTCTTAGAACTCTCTGCCTTACGAACACGAGCCTGTAGAGCGCGTCTAGCCCGTTCCTTCCTAGACAGGTTGTATACTGCCTTAGGAGCTTCAGGGTCTTTCTTGGGTCTGCCCCGTGGCTTCTTTTCTTCAGGCATTTCTCTGGGCCACTCAGTTATTTTTTTCTACCGAACTTGCCGCTTTTCTACCACGAGCCGTTCCTATACGTTCACTAATCAGCTTTGAAAACTCTGTTGAGTTCATGCCATCAGGAACACGAATACCATCTTTTCTTCTTATGGCTTCGTCTATCGCTTGTTTATCTTCAAATCTTTTTAGTTTACCATCAATCATTCGTATTGTAGGGGCTAAGTAAGCAACACCATCCTGTTCATACGATATAGTGCGAACAGTTTCATTGTCAGAGGTTGTTGGAGTAGAGGGTGTCATTGCCCTTATAAGCCACTCAGCCATTTTTCTCTACCGAACGTGATGCGGGTCTGCCTCTAGGACTGTCGGGTCCTCTAGACATAGCAGGTCTACTAGTAGGTATGGACTGCCCTATGTCAGGATTATATCGTATAGTTGTTGCTGTTCTTGATGGTTCATCACGAAGCATACCTATACCTAGTTCCTTATCGGCAACTCTATCAAAACTTGTAGGGTCAAATACTGTTATAGTGCCTAGTGTACTGCCTTTTTTAACTGCAGGAATTAAACCCTTATCTTTAGCTCTGTCATACCGTTTTTTATTTCTTGTAGTCAGGCTATCATAATCTTTTTTTGTCACCCTATTAAAGTTTTTGTTAAATTGTTTAGTATCACCCATCGATTACTACCTCTTTCTTTGGTGGCAACAGGACTACGCCATGGATTGCCTGAACGTTGTGGTTCATTGTCTCTTGTTTGCCAAGACCTACCCTATTGAGTATCGCCTCTGCCGCACGTAGCCGTAGGTCGTCTCCCCGTTCGATTACAGGGGTGTCTACCAGTTCTACCATCTTGTTTGCAGCCCGTAGGCTGTGTCCTGAGAGGAGAGACTTGGTTCGCTCGACTATTTCTTCGGCTAGTTTGTCGCGTAGCCACGATACAGAGCCTGTGGAGTAGCCTGCAACCTCTGCTGCCTTGTTAAAATTGCCGTTGTTTTCAAACAGAGCAGTCAGGAACGACTCCTGTTTGTCGGACAACTGCTTTTTGGGAGCTTGTTGTATCAAATTCATACTATTTTCCGTAATTTGGTGCTGGGAAGCGTACCGAAGACCTATAAAGTAAGGAAATTATCGCTATGTGTGGGGTCGTTCGCTGTTTTGCAAGCCCCAGCAGTCTACATTATGGGGTTAGAAGGGGGTTATGTCAACAGGTTATTCTGAAATAGTAAAAAAAAAATACAGGAGGGGTCATTTTTTAGTTGACAGGACGTGTTTTTGACCCTATCATGGCAGTACACCTGCCGGGGGAAACCCCATACCCCCCGCAGCGGGTTCTCGGAGCGTCTCCCCTTACATGTTCGTCGGGAATACCATACAGGAAACCCTCAAAATACAAAAAATATGTCGGGATTGCTAGCAAATACCGGGGGGAGGGGGGTGTCCCATGCGTGCGCCCGCAAGCAAGTATATTTATTTTTATTTGTCGATAGCGGGTCTTCAATGAAACACCAACCGCCCCGCCAAGTTGACCCCGCGAAACTTCCCCGATACTTTCCCCGATAATATATCGCGCCCACACCCGCGCGCGTACGCGTTTTGTCATTTGTCATCCATATATAATCTGTATGGTTAACCCTTTAGGGGATGCATCAAGGTAAAGAAGCGTAGCAATAAACCCGATAGCAACAACCCAGATAACCAAGCCTATACAAGCCTTTGATGGTTATTCTGGCATCTACCCAAACAAAAACCCCCTAGACAATGCTAGAGGGTTTCTGGGGAGGAAATAGTAAGGTTTATTTAGTCTTGTTCTGGTTCATATTCCTTCTTGTTAAAACCAATCTTTATCTCTGGCATATCCGCAAGTGTCTTGACATCCTTGTGGTAGTAATACTGTTTTATACCAAAAGCTTCTAGCATCTCGTGAAGCACTTTCACTTGAGACTGGACAGAATTAACAGTATTAGCAATCAATGCCAATTGCTCATGTGGTACGACTGCAAACTTCTCACCGTCTTTTAGTTCATTAAGGTGGTATGAAATATTATTCTTATGCATTGTTTTGTTTCCCTTCAATCTTGTAAATTTTACGATAACGCCTACCGCTACCGCTTACACTCTTGGTTATTACATTATAATTAAGATTACGCAACACTTTTATTGATTGGGCAACAGTAAGCCTTCCACGACCGATAGAACCCGCAATAGTCGGCAGTGCTACAAAGTGACCCCTAGATAGTTCTTTAAGGACTAGCTTATCGGTTGGGTTGAGTTTCTGTCGATACTTACCTACCTGATTATCCGCTACGATTTCGTCGGGAATATCCTGCTTATTATCATCAGGGAATAGGGCAAGCTCGTTGATTAATCGCTTACTTGCTAGATGCTGTTTATGCTCGTTCTTCATAACCTGCTCAAACCTAGCATCCAGAACGTTAACTGCACCCCAGAGAGTAGAGCAAGCGTTTTTAACTTCCAACACCGACTGACTATATAGCTTATAATCGCGCATTGTTGGAGTATCTTCTGATGTTGGTATAAGTTTCTTATCCATTGTTTTATTTCCTTTTCAATTAATGAATATTGCGTAAATTATTAGAGACAACAGAACAATCATAACTGTTCTGTAAATTATATATAAAGCTTCCAATTAAGCCACCTCGCAAAGCTTTTCCCATTCGGGTGAGGTTATAACATCCCTAACCATATCTGAACGCGACCTTCTAACGTCGTGCTGTTTATGGTTCGACTTGGCGTTCTTGGTTTCAAGCGTATGGGTTGACCAATGTGTTAGGGCATTATAACCCGCCCAAACAGTCTCGCCCAATTCCTTTGCTTCCTCGTGATATTGCTCAACCAACAGATTAAGCAGACTCTTGTTAACCATTGGCTCGTCAGTTTGCAACATCTCCGCTTTCGGTTGTTCCTTCTTACAGATACTTGTTGCAAGTAAATGCTCAAAGTCTCGACTGTTTAAACTAGTACGCGCCCAGTTGTTCATCTTCTCCCGCTGATTAGTAAACATATCCAGACTAAAAACTGCCTTCCCAATCATAGCCCTGATATCTAATCCCCTAGTGTGCTTATGTTTCTGGTGATATGCCTTAGCACCACCAAACACAAGACTATTTCGGCATAGTTCACGATAAGCACCGCTAAACACTTGGAAAGCCCACGACATATCAATGCTATTATAAATATCAATTCGTGGGGTAACAGCATCGTCCAACTGGCGAGAATTGATATCGGTTTTGAAATCGTTGAAATACACAGTTCGGTGCGCTTTCTTACCTTCCTCAAATAACCTATCAACTATCTTGAGATTATCGACCAAAAAGTGCGGGTGTTCTTGGATAGTTCGCGCCTGTTCACTAATCATATCTTGATGCGGGACAAGCTTATAGCTATCAGCTATAGGACGCATGGGGACAATCTGACCTGTTGCCTGATTATAGACAGCATTATAACCGTGCATAGTCTCGACAATGTCTGGCTGTTGTTCCCCCATTCCACCATAGGACGGAATAGACGCGCTAATCGGTACGCGCTCAAATTCCGAATAAGCTTTAAATAGTGACATATCGAAAATGTCATTATGATGATATGATATACCGCCCCGAACATCTCGAAAACCAGTATCATTTATTTTTGTTTCTACTAAATCCAACATCTGTTTTTCCTTTCATAGTTGGTTTAAATATCGTGGATACGCTTCCACGTTAACCAAGTAATAGCCTGTATTTCAAATGCTTTCAAGTGTCTTTTTTGAAATGTGCATCTTTTACCCGCTTCGACGTATGCTTCCTGTAGTTCTTTATAGTACTTCTTGCTGATGTAATTCTTGGGACTGGTAAGCCCAAACCGCTGACCCTCGAATATTCCCTTAGCGTGTCCATCGATACAGCAGGTATCGTATCCCATGATGCACTCAAAAAACGAAACTATTTTCTGCCCGTTCAGCTTGTAGGTTATGTGGTAATCAGACACGACATCATCGTGACAATTTCCCAATAGTTTAGCGTTGAGTATTTGCCAAGCTTTATTTTTCATCGCGTTATATGTTGAAACTTTGACGCTGTTGATATCCTCACCATCTAGATAAGCATCGATTAGAACGTGGGCGTTCTCGATGTTGCGTTCCCACTTGTTATTAGGTGACAAGGCAGACACAACACCCGCAACGATATTAACTGGCAAGTCAAACTGAACAGCCAACCGTTCACACTCAGTCAATGCGACACGATACCAAGTGACACCGTGACGACGTTCTGCGGGTGTTGATAGATTATATATATTAATAATGTTTTCTACTGACATGATAAATTCCTTTCGATGCCTAGTAAAATTTAGCGTGGCGTTTTTGTCAAGCTTTTTATTAGGTGTGCAATAACATCGACAGTAAAACCATTACCAAGCATCTTGTAGCGTTGCGTATTGCTTACATGATTGGTGTAGTTATCTGGAACAGTCTGTAACCGTTCACACTCTAGCGGAGTAAGCTTTCGCCATTGGAGCGCGTCGAGGCTTACAGCAACGTTGTCCTTCTGGACTGTCGTTAGTGCGTTTGTCTTCTGGTCAAGTCTTACTTCGAGTCGTTGTTTTGTCAGCCCCTTTGTCGCTTGTTTGTGGTCTTGTCTCACTCCATCTACAACGTAGCGTCCCCGCCATGCACCACACAATATCTTGGGTTCACGGTTGCCCCCTTGCATTGTTGTTAGCGTGGGCGATTTGCCATCAACATGATAGACACGTTTTAGTATGTCGTGTCCATTCAAATCTGCGTCTCCAACGTGGCACAAACCGTCATCACTAAATACAAGTTGCCGTCTGTGCTTCTGGAAGTATGACTTGAGGTTGCCACCCTTCCAGTAGTTAGCATCTAGGCAATGTGCTTTGTCCCTATCTACAAACCCATCCTCTATTATATCCTTGAGGACTAGTTCTTTATCGTCTGGTTTTGTCACGTCTGGTATGTTCGTCCAGTACAAACGCTTGCGACATTGGGGAGACACAAGAGAACTGTTTATCTCTACTGGCTTCACCCCTAGTGCATCAGATATTATGTCCTGATACTGTTGTTTCATCTTGACGTTCTCAAGTAGGAAATACTTGGGCTTGAGTACACGCAATATGTTGACGTACTCCCAGAATAACTTACTGCGTGGGTCATCGAAATTTAGTTGCTTACCCGCAAAGCTAAACCCTTGACATGGTGAGCCACCAACAAGTAAGTCGATAGGTTCGTTGTGTAGGTGCGAACGCTTGAGTATGTTGGTCACATCTCCTAGCTGTTCTATGTCAGGATAGTTTGCCATCGCTACCTTGATAGCATACTTATCTATCTCACTAGCGTAGTATTTTGTCACAGGAACACCCGCTCTATCTAGAGCAATTCTGGTACAAGCCATACCATCAAACAGACTAAGCACTCTCATCTGGTATCTCCTTACTTAACTTATATTCTGATACGAACATGAAACCACCACCATTGCCTTCCTCATCCTTAGACACTTCTACACGCAATGTTTGATGTCCCGCTTTGTGTAGTATGAAACTAGCAAACCCATCCTCACCTACACCATCAGTATCCTTCATACCATCGAACTTGCTTATAGTATATCCCTCAAGTTGTCCATAGTATTCCTGAAACCACTTCTCTCGCTTTTCCATTATGTCTTCTACATATTCATTCATCTGGTATCTCCTTATTCTATACTCGCCCATATTAAACGAACTATATCTTTCTCAAATTCTTGTGGTAGTGAATCAATAAAGTCACTTACATTCATTTCAAGTATCTCTTCATACTTGCGTTCTAAGTATTCCTCGTGTTCGTGATTACTCATGCTAGCACCCTCCTGTTGATATAATCCTCATCATTGGATAGAACCTCACCCTCGACCCTATCCCAACACTCTACTACATCACTAGTCTCTATCCAGACTTTAGCACCACATGATAGTGGCTTATCAGGACTATAGACTACCTCAGTCAAGCCATCGACTAGCACCCTATCACAATAGATATTCTGCTTACCCGCCTTAACTGTAATTACTGGTTCTCGCTTATCATTCTTCTTGTTGGAACGAATGACGTGCTGATTAACGTGTATTCTTTTTATCATGGTAACTCCTTTCAATACAATAGCTGTACACCTAATGTATATGCCTGTCAAACAAAAAAGGGGCTACCCGAAGATAACCCCTTTTAAGGAAAGGAAAACACCATACTATAGATACTACGCAGAAACTTCGTATGGTATCCCTAAGAGTATCACTTTATCTTTATTAGTGTCAAGCCATTTTTTTGCTTCGCGTTCAGAATTTGTCACATGAATAGTTGCCCAAGTTGGAAGGTCAACTGCTGTTCCATTCTTAACGCGTTCTTTATTTGTCAAGCCTATCCTAGCAGACGATACTCTTGCGTTGACTAGCCAGAGCTTGTCGTAGGGTCTTTGTACAACTTCGGTCTTAGTTTCACGCTTGTTCATTGTCTTCCTCGTATATTTCTATGGTTAGGTCTATAGCATCACGAATAAGGTCAGCAACACTTACCTGTTCCATGCTTGTCTTCTGTTGTTCACTTGCCATGTGGGATAGTTTGTCCCATTGCGCTTGTGTCATCAGTAGATTGTACGACTTAGTTTCTTCTTCTATCTTGTTTGGTCTCGCCATGTTTGCCTCGTTGGGGGGTTTGCCCTGCAGGGTATACGCGATTATAGATACAGAAAAATCATTCGTCAAGCGAAAAGATTTGTTGACAGATGTTTTTGTAACCTATACATCTTATAGCATGACTGATTGGATTAAAAACTATGTGACAGATTTGCCATTGCAGCCAAACGGCACAATGCGCCTAGACTGTCCTCTATGCCATAGGAAGAACACGTTTAGTGTAGCGGAACAGAATGGACAGAGGCTGTACAACTGCTTTCACGCTCAATGTACTGCGAAGGGACGGACTAAACTACGATTAACAACAGACAACACTAACCCTCTTCCATTAAGAGTACATTCTCCAGTAAGAGCAGAACCTAGTCTTGTGTTTGAAGAGCCTGACACGTTTGTCCCGATATCTCGTAGTGAGAAGGCTTTTAGTTATATTAGGAGTGTCAACGTATCCAAAGCCTACAATAGTGGTTGGGTAGACCTACGATTTGATTTCAAACGTAACCGTGTGGTCTATCTGATTAAGGATGGCAATAGGGTTGTTGATGCAGTTGGTAGAAGTTTAACAGATGAAAAACCGAAGTGGTGGAGATATGGAAGAAGTGGTCATCCTTTCGTTTGCGGTAACGGACGCGTGGGGATTATTGTTGAAGATTGTGCTAGTGCTTGTAGTGTTTCATGTAGTTTTACAGGAATAGCACTACTAGGTACAAGCCTACTGGATAGCTACATACCTATCCTACGCAGATATAAAAAGCTCTATGTAGCTCTTGATAAGGATGCTACAAAGAAGGCACTAGATATTGTAATTAAATTACAAGATGTCGTAACGACAAAGATGATGATTTTAAATCAAGATTTGAAGGATATGAGAGATGACACAAGAGAAAGAATACTCGCAAGTTACGATTGAGAAACAGGTACTGGGTTACCTACTCAATTACGAGTTCTACCAGAAGGTAAAGAACATAGTCACCAAGGACATGTTTACTGGTAGGGATGCAACAATATTTGATTGCATTGGTTACGCACACAAGAAGTACGAACAAGACATGCACCCACGACAGATATCAGCGGTGGTATATGACCGTAACCCTGCTATGCCAAGCAGTGCGATACAAGAAATATACGACACTATAGATTCGATACCTACGGAGATGTCTCCCAACATGGAGTTGGAGATGGATGTGGTCAGGAACTTCTGGGTTAGGGATAAGGCTAGGCAGATAGGTGAGAAGGCTATAGCAATCTTCACTGGTGAGTCCGAACACTTTGGGGAACTGAAGACCCTGATTGATATGGTAGAGGATGGTAGGATGTCTGACAAGACTACCTATAGTGAGGTTGTCACGGACTTCTCCGACTTAGTTAAAGAGGCTGTGTCTGACCCTGACTTCCCCTTCGATTGGGAACTGATGAGCCAGAACCTTGGGGGCATGGACAGGGGTAACTTAGGTATCATCTTCGCTAGACCTGAGGTAGGTAAGACAACGTTCTGTTCCTTCCTAGCTTCTAGCTACATCAAACAAGGCAAGCGTGTTGTCTACTGGGCTAATGAAGAACCTGCCCCGAAGATTAAGTTGCGTATAATTCAATCCTATTTTGGTCTGACACGACATGCGATGGAAGAGGAGATGCACATGCTCCACTCCATCTACACAGACAGGATAGAACCTTACCTCACAGTTATGGACTCTGTTGGTACGTCTATGGCTGAACTAAATGATTATGCTCAACTAAATGAACCTGACGTTATGTTCTGTGACCAACTAGATAAGTTTAGAATAGATGGTGAGTTTAACAGGGGCGACGAACGCCTGAAGGAAACGTATGTGATGGCTCGTGAGATAGCCAAGCGTAACAAGTTACTACTCTGGTCTGTGTCTCAGGCTAGCTACGATGCCCATGACCGTCAATTTGTTGACTATGCTATGCTAGATGGTTCGCGAACTGGTAAGGCAGGAGAAGCGGATGTTATCATAGGTATTGGCAAGACGGGTGGCTCTGATGAGGAGAACACCGCACGGCATATCTGCATATCCAAGAACAAACTCAATGGGTGGCATGGTATGTTTACAAGTCATATTGATATAAACACGGGGGTATACTACTGATGCTTATTAAGATACTTACCTTCTGGATGAACAAGGATGAGATGCAAGACCCCAGCATGGACAATGTGTTGCGTTTTCTTATCATGTTTGTATTTGCTTGTGGGGCTTACGTAGTTGTTGTAGAACTTTTGAGGAAGGCGGTTTGCTCATGCTAGGAATATATAGAAACATCATGGACAGCACCAAGAACCCGCTGTCTAACATACCTGACGTGAATACTCGACACATGATAATGCAAGTCTTGGCTTGGATGTGGTGCATCATATTCAGTATGTATCTAGGCTCAGTTCTTGCCTTCGGTGTTAGTGCTATCATACATGCTCTAATACTTGCAGGTATATTCACCACTGTTGGAACATTCGAGACAGCAAAGCGCAGACCTCAATACTTTGGTGGGCTAGGCAGGGGCAACGGGGGGGAGCATGACTAACATCCTCACTTTTGATGTAGAGACTACCCACAAGGAGAAGTCTAACGGTTCTACTACTCCCCTGCCCTACTTTGGCAATATGCTCGTGGCAATAGGATACAAGTGGTTGGACGAGGAAGACGTAACCTACGACTGTTACTACCACAGTACAGAAGAACCAACACCCGATGCGTTCGACAGGTTTCAATCAGAGCTAGACCGTGCCGACATTGTGATAGGACACAACATCAAGTTTGACCTGTCGTGGATACGCGAATCTAATTTTAAGTATGAAGGGAAAGTTTATGATACGATGGTTTCAGAATATATTCTATCGAAGGCAAGACGTTGGGCTTTGTCGCTTGCTTCTGTTGCAGAGAAGTATGGTGGAGTGCAGAAGGAGAAAGACCTCATTACTCCCTACTTCAAGGAGGGCAAGACTTTCTATGATATACCGTGGGACACGATAGTAGAGTACGGTATAGCCGACGTACTGGCTACAGAGCAAGTAGCCCTAGAACAACTCAAAGCCTTTGGCTCATCGTTTGAGGAGATATATAATGAACCTGTTACCCACACTACGCTTGTCGTTTGAGATGACGGATGTTCTGGCTCACATAGAGCAGAACGGTATTAAGATAAACACAGACACCCTACTACAGATTAAAGAGGAGTACGAGCAGGAGATGTTCGTCCTTGAACGTAGGCTTAACGAACTGGCACGGAATGCTATGGGTGATACTCCTGTCAACTTGGATAGTCCCGATGATAGGTCTATGCTGTTATACTCCTGCAAGGTAAAGGACAAGAAGCAGTGGGCTATCCTCTTCAATCTTGGTCACGAGTTTCGCGGGGCTACTAAGAAACCAAAACTACGTAAGCGCATGACGCGCACAGAGTTTAAGCATCATGTCATACGACACACAGATGTGGTCTATAAAACGGAGGGTTCACAGTGTCCTGCCTGTAGGGGTACAGGACGATATTCTCCGCTCAAGAAGGATGGTAGTCTGGGGAAGGCTGTTCGTATCTGCAAGCTTTGTGAAGGCAAGGGTGTCCGATACAAGAAGCTTAAAGAGGTGGCAGGGTTCAAAGTTCTGCCGCGGGACGCATTCGATACAGCATCAGGGGGTTTCAAGACAGACAAGACTACACTAGAGGACGTGTCCCTAACACTACGAGGAGAAGCTCAAGAGTTTTCACAGAGTTACATACGATACTCTGCCCTGCGAACATATCTGCGTTCGTTTGTAGAGGGTATGTTCAACAATGTCGACAGTAAGGGCTTTGTACATACAGAGTATATGCAATGCATCACAGCTACTGGTAGGCTGTCTAGTCGTAATCCTAACTTCCAGAACATGCCACGGGGTTCGACGTTTGCCATTCGTAAGGCGATAGAGAGTAGGTTCGAGGGAGGGTCAATCCTAGAGGGGGACTATGCACAACTGGAGTTCAGAGTTGCGGGGTATCTAGCCAAAGATGATAACATTCGACTTGATGTAGAGGCAGGAACAGACGTTCATAACTACACTGCTAGCATCATTGGCTGCACCCGACAAGAGGCAAAAGCTCATACTTTCAAGCCTTTATACGGTGGAGTTAGCGGGACGGATAGCCAACAGAGATACTACAGAGCATTCAAGGAGAAGTATGCGGGTGTTAAAGAATGGCACAAGGACTTACAGAAGGATGCTGTAACCAAGAAAGAAATAACCCTACCATCGGGCAGGGTGTATGCCTTCCCAGATTCCAAGTGGACAGATTGGGGTACTGCTACTAACCGCACTGCTATATGTAATTATCCTGTGCAGGGATTTGCTACGGCTGACCTATTGCCTATAGCCTTGGTTAAGTTGTATCACGATATGAAAAATGCAGGTATGAAATCTCTCATTTGCAACACAGTTCACGACTCTATAGTAATAGATGTTTACCCTTCTGAAGAACAGCAGTGCATTGATATTATGGCTGAAGCGATGCTGTCCCTACCACAGGAGACACTTCGTCGTTATGGTAACGAGTATGACATGCCAATAGGCATTGAATTAAAGATGGGTAAAAACTGGCTTGACTTAGAAGCTGTCTTAGAAGTATAATGATTTTACGCAACCAACCCAAGGAGAAAGAAATGGGTACAGACTTAGACTTAATTAATGAATTTGACGTTAATGTAGGAGATGATAACGCTAGTCTTATTGCCATGCTAGGGCAGGACGGATTGGCTGAATCAAAGAGTGATGCACTGTCATCGCTTCGCATCAATTACGATGCAGACACGGAGAATGGGGAAACCCTAAAACGTGGTACATGGAAGATGTATAATGGCTCAGAGATGGTGTATGCCGAATCTGCCTTTATAGTTCCAATGATGAGGACTTACGAGTACTCTGTATTTGACACAGAGGAGAACACTTTCTCTTGCAAATCAGTGCAACGTAAGAAGATGTCTGACTCATTCCCTGACAAACTGGGGACGATGAAGTGTGGACGACTGACACGAGCAGAAGAGGAGGGGCTGTCTGATGATGACCCGCAGTTGCTTCTTAGTAAGTCGGTGACGTGCAACGTGATACTATATGGTAAGGTCGATATGCCTGATGCTAAGAATGCACAAGGTAAGAAGACCCCTGTAAAAGACTTACCATTCATATCCTACTTCAAGCGTTCAGGGTTTAGACCTATAAATGACTTTATTAATCAGAAGCTTGGTAATAAGATACCACTGCCCACTGCTTATATAGAGTTGAAGACTAAACGTATGGCGAATGGTGGGGTGACCTACTGGATACCACAACCAGAGTTGGTCAAGGAAATACCCTTCACTTTAGAAGCTAAGGAACTATTACAGAGCTTCCATGATGGTGTGTCTGCTTCTAATCAGAAGGTACTACAGGAGCATCGTGACTCCCTCAAACTTGTAGCAACAGACGAGGACGTTGATTTAGCACAACGATTCGGCTAATGTTAGCCCTGTTTGAAGTACAGGACTTTCTTAAACGTGCAGGGCGAGGAGAGGTAGACTCTTCTCGTCTTGAGCATTTAATAGAGCAGTTTGGTGAGGACTGCAAAGAGTCTCTTAGAAAACAACTATCTCGCAAAGAAGGCTACCGAATACGTATGTCGGGGCTTGGTCGTCCCCTATGTCAGCAGAAGCTAGAGCAACAGGGTAACAAGCAGGAGATGGGGTATAACGACATCATGCGTTTCCTCATGGGTGACTTGATTGAAGCTGTTGCTGTGTTTGTTCTCAAGTCTGCGGATGTCAAAGTTGTGGATACTCAACGAGCTTGTGAACTAGACATAGACGGTACAATAGTTAAGGGTACTCTAGACCTCATTATGAATGATGGGGTAGATAAGGTTTGGGATATCAAGTCTACAAGTCCTTGGTCATACGATAACAAGTTTGCCAACCGTGGTGGCTACGATGTCATAAAAGAGGATGACCCATTCGGATACATCATGCAGGGCTTCTTATATGCAGAAGCGCAGGGTATGCCGTTTGGTGGGTAGATAGCTATAAATAAGTCTACAGGAGAGTGGGCTTTTGCTGAAGCTCCTGAAGACCAAGAAGAGGACAGGAAACAGTACATTGCTGACGCTAAGGAGCGCGTACGTAGCCTGTTAGAAGATAAAGGGTTCAAGATACCCTTCACACCTACAGACGAGACGTACACCGTCTCAAAACAAAAAGTTGAAACAGGTAATAAACTAATGCCTAAGACCTGCACCTTCTGCTCCTTCAAGAGTATATGTTGGAAGAATGCAGAACATCTGCCTAAGGTCACGTCTAAGGCTAAGTTCCCCCCAATGGCATGGTACACTACAGTTAAGACAAGGAAAGTGTAGTGCCAGTACTCTTCACCGAAACATATCCTATAAAGATTATGAAGTTAAACCCGCAGTTGATGTGTGTATTTGTAGAGAGCCACGAGAGTAGGGGAGGCGACTCTGCAACTGTTGAAGTTAGGAGTTTACAAACTTCCTTTCCCCTTACAGTAAAAAACAACTTCTCTAAGTCTGGGTATCTCGTGTCAGACACAGAAGCACGGGACATAAAGAAGATTGAAGAAGAATCACAGGCTATAATGTATCAATTAAGGAGAGGGGCAACCATATGTCTTCCGACGTTGCGATTAAGCGACGAGCTAAACAATTTAGAAAAACACACCCCAAAAGTAGAACAGTATCTATTAAAAAGGCTAGAGAGGATAAAGCAGGAGTTTCTGCTTCAAGGATTATGAGAAATACAAAGTACCGTTCTATGTTCGAGATAAACATAGCAAAGAATTTATCACAACAGAAGATAGCGTTTGAGTATGAGAAGAAGAAACTACCGTACATACCAAAGCCTCGTGTGTATACCCCTGACTTTTATCTTGTAGACCAAGACATTTACATAGAAGCGAAGGGGCATTTCGATAAGGGAGACAGGGTTAAGATGTTGTTGATTAAGCAACAGTACCCCGATTTGGATATCCGTATAGTTTTCTTAAATGCTAGAAATAAAATTTATAGAGGTAGCAAGACTACATACAGTATGTGGGCAACCAAGTACGAATTTCCTTGGGCAGAGGGTGCTATCCCAGAGGAGTGGTTCAAGAATGACAACAGATGAAATGGACAGGAATTTAGAGGTTGCAAGTCTTCTAGGTGGACGTTATTATCTTATACTTAATAATAATGATTCAGATAGCTTTACTATGGCGGCATATGATACGAACACATCTAGTGATGGTGAACCAGAAGTTCCTGCAGGTATGGTAATTCTGTCAGGAATTATTGAACTTATGGAGAACCACTTTGATACTATCTGGGATGCGGGAGTAGCGCGTACTAAGTTTATGGCTGCAATAGATAGTATACAGATAGAGTTAGATGATGACGAGGTGGATGAGGCTGTAGAGAACGTCTTGTCTAGAACTGGCAATATAATAAAGGTAGATTTTGGTAAGGAACAATGACTCAAGAAAAACATGAAGATTATATGACACGTAGATTAGAACAGGCAGAACAACAGCCTGATGTTATTAAGAACCCAAGACATTACGAGCAGTACGAGTTTGAACCTGTATCGTTTATAATGAAGAACGAGCTATCCTTCTGGATGGGCAACGTTATAAAGTATGTTATGCGTGCAGGAACTAAGGATGACACGGATGAGGTACAAGATTTAAAGAAAGCAATAAGATATATAGAGATGCGTATTAATCAATTGGAAGGAAGAGAACCTAATGAATAACATGTTACCAAGCACATATCAGCAATTTATACACAAGTCCCGCTACGCTCGTTGGATAGATGATAGTCAACGTCGAGAAGATTGGAACGAAACAGTAGAGCGATATGTAAACTTTATGTTAGACCATGCACACGTTAAGCACGCTGTTAAGTTGCCTGAGCAGGACAAGAATGATATAGTAGAAGGTATAACAAATTTAGATGTAATGCCTTCTATGAGGGCAATGATGACAGCAGGGACTGCACTATCTCGTGATAACATTTGTGGATATAATTGTTCTTATATTCCTGTTGATAGTCCTCGTTCTTTTGATGAGTGTATGTATATACTTATGTGTGGAACAGGAGTAGGCTTCAGCGTAGAACGTGAGAACGTCGATAAGCTACCCATAGTTAGTGATACTTTCAGTAATTCATATACTGTGATACAGGTAGCAGACAGTAAGCCCGGCTGGGCGAAAGCCTTCAAGGAGTTGATTGCACTACTATATGCAGGAGAAGTACCTGTGTGGGATGTCTCTCAGGTTAGAGAGGCAGGTTCTCGCCTAAAGGTGATGGGAGGTAGAGCATCAGGACCGCAACCATTAGTTGACTTGTTTAGGTTCTGTATAGAAGTGTTTACAAAGGCAAAGGGTAGGAGACTATACCCTATCGAATGTCACGACATCATGTGTAAAATTGGTGAGGTTGTGGTCGTTGGGGGTGTGCGTAGGTCAGCCCTAATCAGCCTGTCAAACTTAAACGATGACCAGATGGCTCACGCTAAAGCAGGACAGTGGTGGGACAACGAGCCACAACGCGCTCTATCTAATAACTCTGTTGCCTACAAGGGTAAGCCAGAGATAGGTACGTTCATGCGTGAGTGGTTAGCCCTGTATGATAGTAAGTCTGGTGAGCGCGGTATCTTCAATCGTGATGCCGCAGACAGGCAAGTTGCGAAGAACGGTAGACGCGAGACAGGACATATGTGGGGAACTAATCCATGTTCGGAGATTATCCTACGTCCGTATCAATTCTGCAATTTATCGGAAGTGGTTGTGCGAGAGAGTGATGACCTCAAGAGCCTGAAACGTAAAGTTCGTCTGGCTACTATTCTAGGAACACTACAGTCAACCCTTACAGATTTTAAATACTTGAGGAAAGTATGGAAAGACAACACAGAAGAAGAACGTTTATTGGGCGTATCCTTAACTGGTATCATGGACCATCCCGTTCTATCAAAGAACGTAGACAGCGCAAAGTGGTTGCGCGAGATGAGAGACGAAGCGGTAGCGGTCAACAAAGAGTATGCCCAGATGCTTGGAATCCCACAGAGCGTTGCCATTACTTGTGTAAAGCCGTCGGGTACTGTGTCTCAACTAGTGGACGCGGCTAGCGGTATTCACGCTAGACATAATGACTATTATATACGCACTGTCAG